TCAACATCATATCCAAAATCAAAAGATTTTCCTGGTCTAAGAGAACCCTCAACACCACCATTTACCCACCAGTAACCATTCTCCATAAACTCTCTAACCTGTTCTGGATATTTTAAAACATTTTTAGCAATAACAATTGGGATATCTCTACCTGATTTGCAAGATTCAGTTATTACTTCAAAGGATAAATCATTTAAAATAAATATCTCTTTCCATTTTTCACTAGCACATTTAATCATTCTACTATGTCAAAGTGCCATTTAATATGTTTGATGTAGTCAAATGTACATGACAAATCTGCATCACAACTTATATCATACTTTCGATCACAAAGAAAATTTCTTAGTTCTTTCACTGATGCAAAAGAACCTTGTTTTTCAAAATTTTCATTGTAAAGAATGTATTTCATTTCTTCTTAAATACCCCTAACTTTGTTAAAAGATAAAGTGCTAGTATTGTCCAAAATACAACTTCTAATCCGACGTTATTCATTAACCAAATGTTGAATCAGGTTCTAATGCTATGTAGTATTTTAGATCGTAACGAGTATTAGAAAACTTAGAAAGTAATTTACTTGATACTACAACGTCATATGCACCAGGTATAATTTTAATATTCTCTACTCTAAAGTTGAATACAAAATCTTTATCAGTTTCACCAACTACAACTGCGTATTCATTTGATGTATCGTTTCTCTTATCACGAACAACAAGTTTAACAACACCTGCTTCACCAATCGCAGATAAATCTGGTAATTGATATACTGCAGCAGCCTTAAGCATCTTCTCAAGAGTTACACTCTCTAGTTGGAAACACGCATCCTGTGTTGGTAAACTTATTTCTTTCTCAGGTGGTGCGACAATAACCTGTGGATCTGCAAAGAAATATTTTACCTTTCTTCTACCTTCACTGATAGTAAGATATGTTTCTTCAGAGAAATCAAGATCAGGATCTTGATGCAAACTTAATCCATTCAAAAACTGATTAAGATCATAGATCGCAACGTCTCTTGGGAAATCCTCTGGTATCTCTGCTTCAGCAAGAATATTCTTTGCAACAGAGATAGTGCGTAATTGATTACCCTGCTTTACAAGAATAGAATTATTGATACCTGCAAAGTTCTTTAGGATGTTAACAGTGTTGTCACTTAGATTCATAGCTTCAATCATTTAAGGCATTTGTTCAAAATTTCCAGATGGCATTGATGGTGTTCCATAATGCTCATCAAAGTGTAATAATAGCATAGCATAATGTATGACTTTCATCAAGTCCTTCTTATTCTTTCCGTCTTTGTTTCCATACCTACTTCCATACTTCAGTATGTTTGCCTGACAAAAACCTGATGCAAGTTCTTTTGATGCCATGAGATCTATTGTCTGAACATTACGAAACTCATGAGACTTTCCTGTATAATGTCCTTGATATGTTCCTGATACATATTCTTGAATATCTTTTAGAATTTCTTCTTCATGATATTTAAAATAGTGTGCCATTGGTTTTTCTTCTGTAATTTCGATACCGTCACCCCATACTGCATCATAAATTTCTTCTGAGGTGAAATGATGTGAATATTGGTCATCTATGTCTGCCATATAGTCAGCAGAAGCACCATTGATTAAATCAATTTCATAATCTAAACCATCATCCTCAAAAGCAGTATTACCTGCTCCAACACTAGTATCAATGATAGGATATTCTTTGTCCATATCTCCATATAGTGCTTCCCACGCTAGACTCCAAGCATTAATCATAACAAAATAAAAAGTCATTTACAAGACTCTCTGCTCTTTCTTCTCCAAACTTACCCTTCAGATATCCTGATACTGGGTCAAGTTTAGTCATATAAGCATCGAAGTCTTTATAAACACTAGTGTCTTCACCAGTGGGTTTCTCTAATTCTACCATATCCTTATACTTTGTCAAGTATTTGGTAAACATTTCCAAGTGGTCATCGACTTCATCCATAGTGCATTTGGCAATATAAACATTCTCAGAGAAGTGATTACCAGGTTCAAAGAAACGATAGTCTCCTTCACTCTTTGGTAATCCATCAACTGAGAACAAATAGTTTTCTACTGGATGTTGATAGTCAAAAACTATAATGACTTTCTTTTGAAAAAACCCCATCAAGTCCATACCAAAACAGGGCAAGTTACTGCCCGTCTTTGGATATATGATGTTGTTGTAGATACAGCTTTTGTTATCCCATATTTCAACTTCTCTTGCTTTGATAAAGTAAGGAGTTGTGTATGTCTTTGCTGTTAGGGAAGTTCCTTTACTTTCCCATTCTGCCCAAACATCCCCATCTGCACAATGCAGAGGGAACATTTTGTTTAGGGCATCTTTATAATTTTTCCACAGATTCATTGTTTTCAACTTCAGATTTAGAAATTTGGAACTCTACATCAACTTTGTCATACAATTCTAAGAAGGATTGTTTTGTTTCATCATCGAAACGATTGATGCAAACTTGAATTGCTTTTTCTTTGTTTGTAAAGATTTTGTAGGAATGAACAATGTGAACCAATCTACGAGTGCTGATCACTTCATCTATACCACCATCATAGAATGTTTTACGGATGATGTCTGCCCAATCTACAAGTCTCTTACAGAACTCAGGAGCATTTACATTTGCTTCAGCAGCAACACGTTGAAGTATCTTAGTTTCAGTAGCAACTGATGGATACTCTTGCTCGAAAGTAACAGCAAATCTCTCAAGGAATGCTTCGTTCAATACATTAGTACCGATGAATCTACCATCATCACTACCTTTACCCTTTGTATTGGCAGTAGCAATAATATTGAAACCATGGGCGGGACTAATGAATCTACCAATCTTCTTTAAGAATACTCCTTTTCCTTCGAGGATTGATTGAAGGCAAAGAATCTTGTTGGAAGCCAAGTCAACTTCGTCAAGCAATAGAACCGCACCGCGCTCCAAGGCTTCGATGACTGGACCATTATGCCAAACGGTTTCACCGTTGACAAGACGGAATCCGCCAATGAGGTCATCTTCATCTGTCTCAATTGTGATGTTTACACGTATTAACTCTCTATTTAGAGCAGCACATGCTTGTTCAACTGAGAATGTTTTACCGTTTCCTGAAAGACCAGTTATGAAAGTAGGATAGAAAATTTTAGATTGAATGATCTTTTTGACATCTGTATAGTTGCCAAAAGGAACATAGTTAGGGTCTTTGTCAGGAATAAGGTTTCTCTCTGCTACTGGTTGTCCAGATGGTGCTTCATAAGTCTTCTCAAGTTTCTCTTGAAGAGTTAGATTCCACTTACCTTTACTAACTTTGTATTGTGCAATCTTACGAGTGACAGTAGCATAAGCAATATCGTTCATAGCACAGAATGCACGAACCTCTGGTGTTGTGAACTCAGTACCAAACTGTTTTTTTAATCCGTCGAATGCTTCTTGTTCGGTCATCTTTAATTCAAATGGGGCAGTCATGATAAAGTAATTTGATTTATATTAATATTATAATACATGATACCACCAGTGCAATGTACAGTGGACACTTTATCAACTGGTTACAATAGCATACCTGACATTGAATTAGGTGGTTTCAACGCATTCTCATCAGGACCACCAGTGTCTTGCATGTATGCATTATCTCCAAACATCAAAACATAGGAGTGTCTTTCATCTGTTGCATCATAATCAACATGTGGAGCATGGATCTGATCACTAAAATATATACTGATTGTTCCTGGTTCAGTTGGTGCTTCAGCAACCTTCACTAAGGTATCATCTTCAACAAAGTTTCTAAATTTATTATCTGCTCTTCTTCTCCAATTAGGAACAGCACTTGCATATTCTTTTTCAGTCCAAGTATATTTTCCAGTTTTCTTATTGTAGTAGAAACAAGTTTTATTCTTAGGGTTATGTTCAGATAACCAACCATTACAAACTAAAACTCTACCACTACCTTCAAAACTATCACTGTGTGGCCATGCTTGTGCTTTAGTTGCAGTAATAATTGAGTGATGATAATAATTAATATACGAAGAAACTGGAGTGTGCCACTTCTTAGTAGATAATGTATCTCTTACTTTTGCAACTAATGGATCAGGAACTGTACCAGTATAAAATGGATTCAGTTTACTCATGATGTTTGGATATACAGGACATGAGCGGACTACTTCTCTAAACTTATCAAAGTTTTTGTAGACATTACTAAGGATATAGTATCCAAATCCTGGTCCGTATTCATAATATTTTTTATCAATTTCTTCTATAGGATTTACAGCAGATGCCTCTACTAGTTCATCAACACTCCAGATAGTAACCATAATGTTATATTATATCGATTTATTTATACCAGATCCAAGTATCGTTGTATGTACTCATTCGAGACTTTATATTTTGACTTTCTCTAAACTTCATTACTGCTAATTGAATTAACTGTATATTCCAATCATGACCTGCAAAGATTCCTCCATCTTTTACTTTCGGATACCAAACCTTTATATCATTTTTTGCTTGTTCAAATGAACAGTAACTATCAATAAAAATAAAGTCTAAAGATTTATCTTCTACTTTTTTTGCTGCTTCATTACTATCCATTTCATAGAACACAATTTTATCTTTATGACCAGAAAATTCCTGATTGTGATATGAAATTAATTTAATATATTCAATTTGTTTTTTATCTACCACAATTGGATTATAACTTTCGCTATCCTCTTTTAGATAATCAACATACGGAACATAAGAATCAACACCATAAAGTTTTGAAATGTTAGGACAGTTTTGTAATAAAGTTAAAAAACTTTCCCCAACATGAACTCCTATCTCAGCACCAACTAAATTATCTCCATGTAAATTTATACAATGAATGATAC